GGGGACCGGTGTGTTGGCCGGGAGCGGTGTGCCGTTGGCTGTCGTGGCGGTCACGCCCTCGCCAACCAAGATGTAGCACGCCTGATCGGACCAGACGACGACGCCCTGTGGGCCAGCGGGCCAGGTACCAGTCGAGCCAGCGGTGCCGGTGTAGGACACCGTGCGCGCTACAAACTGGTCGCCAATAAGCGGGTTCAAAAGTTCCATGTCAGAGCCTCACGCCAAGAAGCGAAGTTTGTAAAGGGTCGTCAGGTACAGACCGACGATCTCGTCGATGATGTTCTGAATGGCCGTCTCGTCTTTGCTACAGACCTTATACCGAGCTTCTTCAATCTCGGCCAAGCTTTCCGTCAAAAACTCGACGATATTAGTGGTCTTTTTGGCCGAATGCAACGTGATCGGGCCAACCAGCCCGTGCCGGCCCTGATACGCTTCCGCAAAAGAGTCGGCTAGATCGACAATCTCGTCATAAAAGGCGTTCAAGGCCATGTGTTTGGCATAGCTGCGCGTGTTCAGGTGGACGGAATGGGCCACATCCCGCGCCAGAAACATGCAACCGATGAAGTCAGCGGGTTTCATTGGCCTTGTCCCATCATGTCAGGCTGCGGAGGCTGTTCCATAGGCATCTCGCCCATCTGTGGGGCCATTGCAGGCGCGTCACCAAACTCGTTCTGCTCAAGCTGCCCACGGTCGGGCATGTTGCTGATCAAATCGCCCGTGTCGATGGCCGCGTGGATGGTTCCCATCACGATATCTTGGATTTGTTCGGTGGACATGGACGCCTGCACGGCCGAAATGCGCTTGGTTTCGGCATCGTACGCCTTCACCTGCGAGTCAAACTTCTTGATGTCCAGCTCCTGCGATTCCATCGACTGCTGGACGCGCTGCAACATGCCTTCCATCTGCTGCATGTGCTGCGTCATGGCCTCAATCTGCTGTTTGGCCATCTGCATTTCCGGCGACTGGTCTTCGCCATCCATGACCTTCGGATCGATAATCTTAGCGAACCGCTTGGCCATCTCCTGCGCACCAGGCCAGTCCATATTCTTGATGAACAGGTCACCCGCGACCTTCCAAAGGTCCGGGTTCGACTGGAGCAGCATCGACATGGCGTCCAGCGCCTCTTGGCGCTTGGTCATATAGCCCGGCCCGGTCGTGACGCACACGTCGTAGACGCCGACAGACGGGTTGTAGACCTTTTCGATCACGACGCCCATCTGGTCAACGATCTGCTTGACAGCTTCGGGCTGCTGCGGGTTGACCTTTACCATGCCGACCTCGCCGTCGAGGCCGACGATGCGCGCAATCCGCTCCGTGTCGTAAATCTTGGGAATCATGTCCACAAGCTGCCGCGTGACGTACCGGATGGCGCGCGACAGGTTGTCTACGTAGTGATACGTACCTGTATCGCCCTGTTTTTCACGAGCCAGAATGGCTCTGCCAGACCGCTCGTTGCTGGTCGCGCCAAGCGAACTGTCGTACTGACCCGTGGTAGCCTTGATGTCGTCAGAAGCCCCCATTTTCGCCTGTATGAGGCCAGTCTGTGCGAGCGGGGGCGCTGCGCGCTGCGGAAGCGGAAGAGCCGACCCAGCGCCATCAGTGACATCCGGGTTGACCTCCAAATAGGGCCAGTTGGTCGTGTTGGCCGTCTTCCATTGGTTCTCGTAGCCTTCAAACTGGCCGCCGTAACCAATGAAGGGCGCTTTGGGTGCCAGCGCCAGCATCTCGGCTTCCTGGCTGACCCAGTAGTTGTACATGCGCTGCGCGTCCTTGGCGTTGCGCACCAGACCGGACACGTAGAGTTGCCCGTCCACTTCCCATTCGTTGCCGACAACGCGGATGACCGGGATGTACTTGCCCGCCCAGTCCTGCTCTTGCAGAACCTCAAAACCGTTGGTCTTGAGCCACTTGACCTTGCGCTGGTCCACGTTGCGCGTGCGCAGCGGCTTCTGGAACATCAGCTTGAGCTGCTTGTCCTGCGGCGAGCCGTCGATGGCCGTCGAGTTACCCGGATACAGGTTCAGCTTGGCCGACTTGTGCTCGTAATAGAAGTATTCCGCGATGCGGACGGTGTCCTCGCTCAGCCACTGCGCAAGCGACTGGTCGCCCACGCCCTGCGTCATCATGGAGCTGACCGGCGAGGCGTTCGGAAACATCCGTTCGTACTCGTCCTTGGTCATGTCTTCCGTCAGGAAGCACCACTCGGCGTCAGACCCGCACGGGTCTTGAATGGTGGGGTCCATGTAGACCGAGAACGAGTTGCGGACGCGGCCAATCTTCAGATCCTGATCGAAGCTGTCGTCGCGGCAGTACTCCGTCAGAATGCGGATGTAGCCCTCGCCGTAGGTGACCTGGTTGTCGCAGGCCGTGTCGTAGGCCACGTCGGCGTCCGAGATGTACTCGATGTGCCGCACCATGCCGTCGAAGATTTCCGCGACCTCCACGTCGGCCTTGTCGTCCGCCGGGATGACCTTGCCGGTCGGGCGATTCTGGCGCTGCTCGTTCGTCACCTGACGGACGTGCTGCGGCAACTTGTTGATCGTCAGGCACGGCCGCGCGTTGATCGTCTGGCCCTGCACCGAGCCACGGGTGGCCAGCACGTCGGCGGGCCACTGCCACTGGTTGTCGGGCGATCCGGCCATAAAGCGCAGATCGTCCAACTCGTCCTCGCGGCTGTCCGAATATGCGGAAATAGCCATAGTGAACCGCGAACGCATCGTCGCCAGACGGTCGTGGTCGTCAGCTTCGGAGACCTTACCGGCGGCTTTTACGTCGTTCGCAGCCATTATTTGCCCTTTTTGGCCATAGGCTTTGCTTTCGGGGCTTCCGCCGCGCGCTTGGTCGAGTACGCGATAGCGACCGCCTGTTTCAGCGGCTTGCCAGCCGCTACTTCCGCTTTGACGTTGCTGCGGAAGGCCCCTTTGGAGGACGACTTGACCAGCGGCATGGCTGATTACGGCGCGTTGTGGATGATGGCGAAGTTGATCACCACCGCTTCCGACAGCGAACCAGCAGTCATGTTGCGCAGCGTAATGACCGCCGAGCCAGCAGCCATGCTGGACACGTAGACCGTGTAGGCCGCTGCCGTCGCGCCGCCGCTGATGCACACGACAATCACGTCCTTGGCGCTCAGAATTGAGTTCGTCAGCGTGAACGACTCTGCGGTGTTGCCCGCCAGCGCCGCGCCGTTCATGGTGATGCGGCCTGCCGACTTGTTGAGCGTGACACCAGTGGCCTTGCTGGTAGCCTGCGTGACCGTGCCCTGCGCGGCCACGGCGTAGCCAATTTCGGCGGTAGCGTACACTGTTCCGGCGCTAAGGAAATCCGCGCCGGTAATGTCCTGATCCAGAAACGCGACGCCGATTGCTTTTGTGTTAGCCATGTCAGGCTCCCAGCCAAGAAGTTGAAATTCCTGCGCCAGAGTACCCTCTACGTGGGCCCGGGTCAACCGTGCCGCGGTGAGCAACGGGAAACGCGAACGTAACCGCTATGGCGTCGGCGGCGTCGGGCGAGGCTAGCCCCCTCGACTTCATGTCTTTTTTGCTTTCGAGGAAGATCGTCCCTCTTGAATCCGGCTTCATAAGGGGTCCAATCAGATCGCTCTTCAAGTAGCGGTCGCTTGGGATGCTCGCCGTCTTCAGCCATTCGCGCATCTCTCCCCACATCTCGGCGCGCTTGTTTCCCCACATCAGCGGGTTCTTCGACTTGGACCCGAAGTTCACGCCCCGGATCTTATACCGCTGTTCCTTCAGCCGGTCTACGACGCCCGCGCCCAGCCCGCCCTCGTCTACGACGACCATGGCTGGCTTGTACTCCTCAATGGCCTCGATGACCCGCCCCACGGTCTCCATGGTGTCGTCGCCCTTGTGCCGCTTGATCGCGATGATGTCGCGCCCCTGCCGCACGGCGATGACCGTGCTGTCGGACCCAAACCGCGCCGGGTCCACGCCGATCACGATGGGTGCCGACTGGTCCTTGACCCGCTCGCGCTTCATCGCCTCGTCCACAATGATGGACCCGATGAACTGGTCGTCCGATGCGTTGGGGAATTGCCCGTACACCTCGACGTGCGCCTGGCTGCTGTCCGCGCCGTACTCGTCAATGATCTGTTGATAGACCTGCTTGTCGGTCCCCTCGACCGACCTGGCGTCTACGATCTTGTTGCGCCAGAAGTCCCGCTTGGAGTTGAAGCACTCGTAGAAGTACCCGCTATTCCGGCGCGGGTTGGAGAACGCCAGCCAGAAGCGGTTGGGCGTGTTCTCGGTAAAAAAACCGGAAGCCACCGACCAGATGGCGTCGTCGATGCCCGACGCCTCGTCGAACACCAGCATGACGCCCGCCATGTTATGCACGCCTGCGTACGAGTCGGGGTTCTCCGCCGACCACAGCCGCCCCTCGACGCCCCAGTAGCGCGTGCCCATCTTGAGGTCGCGCTCGACCAACTCGGTCAGCCACTTGGCTGGCATCAGCCGGGTCGCGCTGACCTCGAACCAATGGCTGTTCAAGCTCATGCTGAGCCACTTGGTGATCTCCGCCCAAGTGACCGAGCGCAGCTGCGCCTCCGAGTTGGCCGACACGATCACCGACCCGCCGATGCGGGTGCTCAGCATCCAGATGACCAGCCAGCTCACCAGCGCCGACTTGCCGATGCCGCGCCCCGACGAGGTCGCCATCCTGAACGTGTCGTAGTCAATCTTGCCGTCGTTGGCCTTGATCGCCTCGCCTAGCTCGCGCAGCACCTCGCGCTGCCATTTGCGCGGGCCGGTGAAGTGCTCAAGCGGCGTCCCCTTCGCTCCCCACGGGAACGTCAGCAACACGAACGCCAGCGGGTCGTTCTTGATCTGCTTGGACCAGAGACGGCTCATCAAGAGCATCTCTTCGTCTGCCGTGTATTGAGTCGTCTGCAAGGCTCTGTTCCTCTATGACGGTGTACACGCCCTCAAGCACGCGCCGTTCGGCCATCTCAAGCGCGCCCGTGATGCTGATGCGCTGTTCCACGTCCACGCTGATCTGCTGCTTCGCCACCCAGCCGTGAACGTGCTTCAGGATCTCCAGCGCCGCCTTGGCGTCGCCGCCTGCGGCTGCGTTGTGCAAGACAGACGAAATCTCCATCTCGCCGTCCGCGCGGCCCTTCAGCTCTGCCAGTTCGGCCAATGGGTCAAATTGGCATAATTGGCGGTACTCCGCCGGGAGCAAGCCAGACGCTAACGCCAGCGTATCACCCTTCAGACCTTTACGTGCGGCCGCATAGATCGCGTCGAGACGCGCCTCGGTCGCGGTGAGTTTGCGCGGTTCGTGGGGTATGGAATGCCAGCTCATAGCTGTTTTTTAAAATAAAAAAAAAGTTTGTGCAAACCCTTCGTGACCGGTGACCGGCGCGGCTCGGCCCTCCCCCCCCCGCCCGGCTCCGGCCCTGCGCCGCCAGCCGACCAGCCGTCACCGGCTCGCGCCCTGCCGACCGCTATGGGCAATGCCCAGACCGCCAACGCGCTAGAGCAGCGCGATGCGCGCGGAGGGCGAGCTGCGCACGCAATACGCCTCACCATCCTCACGCTTGACGACGACGCGCACGACGCCGTTGGGCTTCTCTTGTTGAACGTCAATGCCAGCGGGCAGGAACTCGCGGACATACAAGAGCAGCGGGTCAAAGCGCCTGCGCGTCATGACCGGCGTAAACAGCAGCGCCTGGAGGTGTTCGACGGTTTCAACGCGGGACGAACTGGCAACAGACTTCATGGCGCAATCCTTTTGCAATTGCCCAACTTGCCTAGGTTAGTTGGGCGACACGGCGAGACATAGGTCAATTGGGCAAGGCCCAACCACATGGCAGATATGGTGCGCGCAGCTTGGCAGCGCAAGAGCGGCAAATCATGGGCAATGGTATGGGCAATCATTTTGGAGGTAAAAACCCATGATAAGCTTTTGATTTTAAAGCAAAAAAGCCCGTTTAGGCAGTATGGGCAATCGCAATGCCGGAGGCCGCAATCCTGCGGAAGATTCAGCGCGCGCCACGTTGCGGGGCGTACGGGGAATCCCACACTGTAGGATTCTACCTATATATTATTACACCTAATTAAAGTCTAAGATATCCATTACCTATAATGCCAATCCCTCTACAATCTCAGGCGTTATCAGACACTTGCGCGACATTTCAAAACCGCCCAACCACTGCCCAACCACTGCCAATCCATGACCCAGACGCTTCAAAGCCCCCAAAACAGGCATCAAAATTCTTTTTGAGCTATCTGCAAAACATTGCTTGACAACATGGCAGCGGCGCGCTAAATTCTGTCCATAGGCAAACAGGGGGACACGGGCATGAAAGTTTCTTGCGGATCTTGGATCGTCGTCAACATCGCCACTGGCGAAACGGTTGTGGAGTTGTTCAACGCGAAGACGTTGCAGCACATCAACCGCGACAAGTACCGCGTGATGTGCGCGCATCAGTACCTGACGGAATTGCACCGCAAGGTAAAAGCCGCCAACGCCTGACGACGCAAGTCTAAGCCGCGCGCCAGCAACGGGCGCGGCTTATGCGAGCGCCTTCGCTCAATAACAGGAGCACACGCATGACAAACATCCTCTCCACAATCCTTGACGCCACCGTCGCGCTAATCGTCGTCGTCGCCGCCATCTGCCTGGCAATCGCGCTCAACCCCTAAAAAAGATCGCCGGATCGCAAACAAACGCTTTACAGCACTGCGCTCCGGCCTTACATTGGAAAAGTAGTCAAAACGGGGAGAACCACCATGCTTAAAGTCACACTCTCAATTCGCGCTTTGCGCGCTGTTCTGGTCGCCGTCTCAAGCGAGGAGACGCGCTACTATCTGAACGGGATCAACCTCGAATTCACGCCAGACGGCGTGATTATGGCAGCCACAGACGGGCATCGCATGATCGTGCTGCGCCAGCCCTACGGCGAGCATGGCGCGACAGGCGCCCATGCGTCAGTGATCGTGCCGCGCGATCTGGTCGCCAAGCTGAAGGTGAACAAGCGCGACGGCGACGCAATGACGACGCTCACGATCGGCGATGACGGGCGCCTGACGTTCGAACATGCGGGCGAATCGTTTGGCGGCTCACGCATCGACGGGGCGTTTCCCGATTATCGCCGCGTCGTGCCGCAAAATGTGAGCAACGAAGCGGCGCAGTACAATCCCGCTTACTTGGCTGACTTCGCCAAGGCGCGCGTCGAACTTGGCGCGGAACCCACAAAAAAAGGCGGCGCAAGCCCTGTCGTGCGCTACAACGGCGGATCTCCGGCGATCGTCGACTTCGCCTACGGAACCAGCTTTCAAGCCATTGGCGTGATCATGCCGATCCGCGACCGCACCGACGTCACTTATTATTTGTGGGCCAGCACGCCAGCGCGGGAATGGCCAGCCGCCTGACGCTGACGCGCTAAGGCCGCCCTACGGGGCGGCTCATAGCGCGCCAAGGGGCGACGCAACACGGGGGAATGACATGAAAAGCACATCGCCGCACGGCTGGTCCAACTTCGCAACTTGGCGCGTCTACGCGCGCGTCTTCGACAACTTCGACCTGCGCGACTGGCACAAGGGCGAAGACGAACCGATGCTTAGCCTGCCTAACTACATGCTCGTCACGGCGCTCGCGCACATCGAGACGCACATCGAGTCGGCCCTAGTGCGCGACTTCGCGTTCGAGATGTTCTCGGACGTAAACTGGCAGGAACTGGCCGACCACGTCTTGGACGCGGCGCAGCACGAACAGCAACAGGAGCTCGACCTGTGACGCACCTGCTAATCGCTGTCGTGCTGTTCGTCGTCATTCCGTTCGCGCTTGTCGGCGCGGCCTCACTCTGGGAGCATTTGTCTGATGACGACGACAACACGCTACGCTGACGAGACGCGCACGGCGACGCATCGCGGTCGCGTCGTCGGCTACTACGCGCGCGCCATGCCGCTGACGACAGGCCCGCGCGCCTGGCGCGGCGTCACGACCGCTGGCGTGCTGGTGTACGCGGCCACACCGCGCGACATCGTCCAGGCTTTGCGGGAAGCGGCCACGTCATGACCGACTGGATCGCGCACTACGCAGCCGTCAAAGCGAGAATAGCTGCCGGGCGGCCACGCCCGCCAGCACCACCGGCGCCGACGCCCGAGCCGGTGCCAGCCATCCAAGCCCTGCCCACGGCACGGGCGAGGCCACCACAGGCCAAGTCGCAAGCGCCACGGGCATCGACCAGGCAGGCACGCAAGGACCGCGTAGCGGCCCGCGCGGCGCGCTACAGCATGACGCAAGAGCAGATCGAGACCATGTGCGACGACATCCTGACGGCGCACGATGTCACTTGGCTGACCGTCACCGGGCGCTCGACAAGCGGCGCGCTCATCCGGCCACGGCTGGAGATCTACCGACGCTTGCTCGCCCTCGGCTGGAGCTACTCAGCGATAGGGCGCGCTTGCAATCGCGATCACACCACAATAATTTATTACATCGAAAAATGGGGTAAAACAGATGAATAAGCACAAGCCGACGACGACGACCGCAACAGCACCGGCGACGCATCCTGCCGCGCAGGCCGCGCCGTTGACGATTGAACAGACCTTGGCTGAGCGCGAGACGACGCACGGCGACTTTGCCGACGTGGCGAGCTACGCGCAGCTTCTGAAGGACATCCTGCGCGAGTCGATGGGCTACATCAAGATGAACGACGCGCAGCGCGAGGCGTGCGAGGCGTGGCTCTGCAAGACCGCGCGCCTGCTGGCTGGCGACGTGGACCACATCGACCACGCGCACGACGTGGCGGGCTACGCGACGCTGTACGTGCGGGCCTGTGGAGCCCGGCGGGCCGACCGGGCAGCGGCTGACGCGGTCGCGGAGCTGGAGGCCGCGCTGGCTGCGCCGCGCTACGACGCGGGCGACGTGAGCGTGACGCTGGTCGGCGGCACCGCCGCGTGAAGCCGCACGCGACACGGGCGGCGTTCGAGGCGATCAAGCGCGACGCCTGCGTCGAGTGCGAGATCGACCCGGCGACGTTCGACAGCGCATCCCGCGTCGCGGCCGCCAGCACCGCCAGGCACCTCGCCTGGTGGCGCGCGCGTGACCGCCTGACGGTCTCGTATCCGCAGCTGGGCACATGGTCAGGCGGGCGCGACCCGACGACGGTGTGGCATGGCGTCCACTCGCTGGATGCCTGGCTGAACGGGCGGGAATTCGAGGACGGCCTGCGCAAGCGCACGCGAGCGCGGGAACATTATCAAGCGAAGAAAGCAAAGGGCGAGATATGATCAGCATGGACAAGAAATACCGCACACGCGATGGGCGCGAGGTCCGCATCTACGCGGTTGATGGAGATGGTTCCCATCCTGTGCACGGCGCGATTAAAATCAACACGGGCTGGCGTTCTTGTACTTGGGAGCAAGAAGGATTTCATTTGGTCGATGAGGGGTATTGCGATCTCATCGAAGTGAAGCCGCGCATCCAGCGCACGGACTGCATCGAGGTATCGTTGCATGAGGCTGGTGTAGAGATTGAGCGGCTGCGGGCGCTTTCGGCTGAGTATCTCAATTTGGCTGAACGCCACATGCACGAAAAGCATGACGCATTGGACGAGATCGAGCGGCTGCGGGAGGCACTGACATCTGCCGCATCGTGGATTGATCGCTGGTGCTGTCATGTCGGTAACTGTTCCGGCAGCGACAGGACATGCACTTGCGGCAAGTCTGCCCTCGCTTTCGAAACGAGCGCCGCCCTCGCGCCCACATAGGAGAAGACCAATGATTGACGATATCGTGGCGCGGCTGCGCGCGCGAAATAAGCGTGTGTGCTATTCATCATCAGCCACCTATTCATATGTTGATTGGAACATTGTCGATCCTCTGTGCGGAGCAGCCGCCGACGAGATCGAGCGGCTGCGGGCGGCGCTGTTTCAGATCGCGCATCAGAAATACGGAAGCCAAATGAGTTGCGTTGATAACTACAACGCACTTCAGACAGCAGCCCTCGCCGCGCTTGAAGGGGAGAAGGCCAATGGCTGACGACATCGTGGCGAGGTTGCGCGAAGGCGCTGATTACGAACATGACACTTGTGTTATGGAAGAAGCCGCCGACGAGATTGAACGGTTGCGGGCGGCGTTGAATGCTGACGCGCAAACGCTGCGGTTTCACTTAGGAGAAATGACAGCGCAGGAAATGCGGACGGTGCAGGCAGCGTTTGCTTGGGTGCTGGCTGCGAAGCATGTTGCCGACGCCACGCTAGGCGACCAGACATAGAGGCGCGAACGATGATGTTGCAACTTGACCCGCCCCTGCCCGTCGTCACGCCGAAGGGCAAGGGGCTAGCGCACGTCCTGATTGACTACGGTGCCGAGCACGATTTGTGTTGGGTGGTGTTCCAAGACAACCGCCAGTGCTGGACGTGGCGCAATCAGGACATCAGGGCGGAAACCAACGTCACTTTTGGGAGGGCGTAAGATGATCAGCATGGACAAGAAATACCGCACGCGCGACGGTCGCGAGGTCCGCATTTACGCAACAGATGGTGGAGGGTCGCATCCTGTGCATGGTGCGATTAAGCGCGAAGAGGGCTGGGTTTGCCACGCTTGGAGAAGCACAGGTTGTTGGATGCACTCTGAGGGGCTGCTTGACCTGATTGAAGGGACGTGTGACCCGGTTGAAGCGAGCATCAAACGAAAAGCGTGGTTTTGAGCTTTTGGAGCAAAAGCGGCCTTTGGGGGAAAATAAATGGTTAGATGGTACGTAATTGTGGACAGCTCATGCAGCTACTTAGACGATCCAGACGCTAAAGTTTGGACCCTTAGCCGCGACCCGGACGAGACAGGGTGGCGTACTGACAGCGGGCATAACGGGTACGGCTTAACGAAAGCTGACGCGGAAGAACTGGCAAATTCTGCAAACGAAATTTATCGCGCCAAAATGGGCGGCGCATTCGAAAGAAAATAAACATGCGAAAAAACGCAGAGCGCGACAAAATTATCACACAGCACTATCTTGCCGGGCGCAAAACGCTCGACATCGCGCGGCTGTTCGGGCTGTCATGTCCTAGTTACGTCCGGCTCATCGCGCGACGCAACGGCGCACCGCCACGCAAGAACGGAAGGCCGCGCCATGCAGCCAACTGACCACAAGGCCGTCCTGCGCGCTTTGGCGGCCGTCGATGGCTGCCAGGCGTCCCTGAAGGCGGCGGCTCACATCGAATATTTGGAGCGCCAGCTCACGAGCGCCCGCGACTATCAGGAACAGCTACGCCGCAAGCTAGGCAAGGTGCGGCACCAACGCGACACGCTGCGGCGTCAACTCATGGGGGAAGAACATGTTGGAAGCACTCGGGTTAATGATAGCAATTCCGCTTGTGGTGCTGGTTTGGGTTGCCATGATAGCGGTGTGCTGTCTGGCGTGGAGGGATCTGTTCAATGATTGAATTTCTGATTTACGCGCCGATCATCTTGGCGGTCTGGTCGATGGGCGCGGGCGCAATCGCGATAATGCTGGTCCTGCTGTGGAGGGTGCTTAATGACCGATGACGAGCACGACGAACTGGACGAACTGGCGTTGGTGATTTGCGCCGCGATTGACGACGGCGAACCTTGCGACGACGGCCCTTGCGAAAGATGCGCGCGAACGGCGGAAGCCGTTATTGAGTTTCTAAGCGAACAAGTCGAACACTAAAAAGAAACCCGGCTGATGAAGCCGGGTTTTTTATTGCCTACTTGACCACCTTCAAGCTTGGCGTTGCTGACGTCTCCAGCATGTTGCGCAGCTCCGACTTGCTGTGCTCGCGCGCCATGTCGGGCGCGGCGAAGACATGCTTCTTCGTCCCGTGCTGCAACGACGCCAGGCGGCCCATGTCGGTCCAGCCAGCCTCTTTGAGCGCGTGCAGCAGCGCCGCTTGCGGGATCTTGACGCCAGCCGGAGCCGACGCCACCAAACGGTCGCACAAAGCGAAGAAGGGCGAGCCGACCACACCGCGCGAGAACTCGCCAGCACGGACGCGGATCAGATCGACGAGGTACGACTCGGCGATGCTCATGCCATGCTCGACCAGGTTGGCCTTAAATTCCGTAAACGGCGGCGCGGCCGCCGGATTGAACTTGGACACGTCACGGGCGTGCATCCATGCCGCGACCTTCTCGAAGCCGCCCGACTTGTACCAACGCCACAGCTTGTCGGCCTCGGCGGGGTCCATCCGGGGCGCGGTTGACCACAGGCAGAACCAGCGACGGTCTTGCGAGGGGATCGAAATCGGCACCGGATCGTTCGTAAACGCCAAGACGAACATGCGGTTGAGCATGTTATACGGGTGGAGACCCTTGCGGTTGATGACGATCATGTCGGGCGGGGCGGCGATGACGGGCTTCAACTTGTTGGCCAGCATCCGACGCGACGCCGCCTCTGGCTCCTTCAGCTCGTTCAGAATCAGGATTTCGCTCTCAAGCTGGTAGCCCCATTGGGACATCAGCGCATCCGCATCGATCAAGCCACGGTTGCGCAGATGAGGACCGCAGACGGCCCACAAAAACGGTGCCCACATGCTATCCTTGCCGCAGCCCTCGTCGCCACCATGCAGCGCGGCGTGGTTGATCTTGACGCTAGGGTTCTGGACCTTGAAGGCCATCATGTCCAAGACGTGCTCCAGCTCCGCTGGCTCCGGTACCAGCAGCTTGCAATGGTCCAGCCACGGACTGACGTTGCCGGGCGTCACGCTCGACACGTCAGGCCGCGCGTTGCGCCAACGGTTGCCGAATACCTCGCCGTCACGCGCAACCAGCACGGCCTCGCCAGCGGCGTAGGTAACACCGCGCAGCAACCGCGCGTTCATCGTTTGGCGGTTCTCATCAAAGCAGATCGACGCCTCAATTTTGCGGCCGTTGTGGATCGACTGGCAGGGGACGTGCCGATAGATGGCGTTGAAAGTCGTGCGCCCCAGCTCGCGACAGTCGCGAATGTCGAAGAACGAGTCGTCGTCGGAGATGTAAGCGAAGCGTTCGTACCAGTCAGCCTTTTCGACGCGGCCCAGCTCCTTGCGCTCAACCTCGGCGATGACCTTGGCGGCATCGTCCGAGAACATGTCGGATGGCGTCAGTTTGGCTAACGTGTTGCTCATATGCTCAGCCAGCAGCTCGTCGCGCAGGCCAGGATTGACGCGCGGCCCACCATTATCGCAGACCCAACCCAAGAACGCACGGCTGTTGAAGTCTTCGCAGTGGCCGTGATAGCAGCAGAACGACCGGTCCAACGGCTTGTAGCGCGCTTCGATCTGGCCGTCCGTATGCTGCGCGCTGTTCGGGCAGACGACGCCCATCCAGCCCTCACCGTTGACGTTGGACAGGACCAAACCCTTGTCGTTCAGCCATTCAAGCACGCTGTCCTTGCCGATGTCGCGCAGGCGAAAGCTCACGCCCTGCGCTGTGTCAGCCTCGGCTGGCGTCACGCCAAGCGCGGCGCAGATCTCCGGCAGCGTGAACTCGCGCTCACGATGGAACGACACCAAACGCGACACGAAGCCGTCGCGGCCGGGCTTCAAATTGACCGATCCGGGAATGCGGAAGTTGCGCACCGCGTTGGTCGCGCCGGGGTCGGTGTAGCCTGCGGCCGCAATCGCCTTAATCGCCGCCGTAAACTCGCCCTTGGTTGGCTGGTCGCTGAAGGCGTAGCCCCATTGGAACGACCCCGGCGAGGTCTCGATGATCCACGTCGGCAGCAGCGGCGGCTCCTTCGCCTTCGTGCCAACATCGTCCAGCATCAACACAAGCACGAACTCGCAGTTGGCTGCGCTGGCGCTTGGCTGACCTTCGTTGAAACGGTCAACGATGAACGACCCGGTGTTAAGATACCAGGCTTCGCCAGCCTTTGGCGTGCGCGTCGGCAGGTATGCGGGCCACGTATATTTCAGCGTCCCGTCGCCGTGCGTCACCTGCTTGCCGTTGTGCATGACCGGCTTCTGTTTGACCAGCAGCGGCGTCTCGCCGTGCTCCGCCAGCCCTTGGATAAACTCGATAAAGTCTCTCATGTCCCGTTCTCCCTTTAGCCTACCCCGTAACGCGCGCCTCAAAGCGCGCCAAGTCTATTTGTGATACCGCAGCATCACGTCGCCTTCGGCTCCAAGCGGGAAATCGCAAGCCCACGAAGGCGGGTCGATCATAATGGCGTGAATTCGTGCCGCTGCAACATCTGCGGTAAGCGTATCGTGCTCAATGATTATTTCGTCGTGAACGTGCGCGATGACGTTAAAACCTTCGGCGTCTAAACGGCGAAGCGACCCGCGCAGCATGTCGTGCGCGGAAGCCTGCGTTGCGTTCTCAACCAAAATACCCGCCCAAATTCGGGCGCGCGGCCATTCTTGGGCGTCAGCAGCGGGTTTCCATGACGCCTTAGCATATGTGATGCTGCCTTCGTCATCAAACCGCGCAAACGGGTAACAAAGAATGCGCCCGGATGGCAGCGCGTACCAAAGATGCACGCCGTCAAACATGTAGGTTATGCGCCCCGCCTTAAATTCATGGCCCTTATGGCGCATCGCGCGCCGAGATGCGTTGTCCAACGCGGACCAAAAAGGTTGCGCCCAGGGGTTGGCCCTGCGCCACAAGTCAACCATCCGCCGGGCTTCCGTTTCCGACAGACGCACGCCATACACTTTTGCCATAGCGTCAAACGCGCCGATACCGGAGGCGAACCCGCACGCGAGAACAGCAATTTTGCCTAGCTGCCTCTGATCGGGCGTAACGTCTTCTTCGCGTACGTTAAACATGCGCGCGGCGGTACTTTTGTAAATGTCGCGCCCCTCGCGGAAAAGCTGAATTGTCGCCTCGCCATCGCCGGACAGCCAAGGGTTGACGCGCGCCTCAATTGACGACCAATCGTAAACGATCAGGCTCTTGCCTTTGTCGGGCAAAATCATTGGACGAAGCATACTCTTCAGCACATCCGTGACGCGCTTGCCGTACTGCGGCACAATCTTGTGCCCGCGCACTAGAGCCGCGCGGACATCCTCCGGTTCCTTGGCGCATTTGCGCGGAAAATTTTGCAACTGAAGCCCGTAAGACGAAGCCCTACCTGTTGCAGCGCCGCCCGCAAAGACAAACGCCCCCCTAACACGATGATCTTCCTCGTCCGAAAGAGCTGCGGCTCTCTGAAACTTCGCCACGCTGGACGCCCACAGGTCGTCGGCGCACTGGATGACCTCGGCCACGTCGTGCGGCACCTCGTCAGAATTCTCGCTGGCGAAGGTCAGCAGGTTGGCGCGGACGTTCTTGTCAATCGACATCTTCTCGACGCCGTCCTTGTGGACACTCATCAGCTTCAGCGCCTCAGGACCGACACGGTCCTGCACCCACTGGCGCATCTTCGGGCTGCGCACGCTCGTGATGGCCCCCTCCGTCACCTCGGCCACGATCTGCTGGATCTCGGCCAGCTCGTCGCTGGCGTACTTGACCGCCGCGTTGCACAGCGCCAGATCGACGCGCACGCCTCTGTCGTTGATGCGCTCGTTGACGTGGTAGTCGGCCAGCTCCTCGGCGGACAGGTCGCGCAGGCTGCGGCTGATGGCGCGCATGGCACGGACATCCTGGCTGCAATAATCGATCATCTCGGCCATCAGCGCCGGATCGTCGTTAAACGTCCCGTCACCGCGTGGAACCGACAGCGCCCGGATCAATTGCGAACCGCGATGGTCCTTCTTCATCGTCGCGCCAGCGAAGCGGCCCACGTCCTCCAGCGATCCTGGCGCGCAGTTGGCGCGGGCTTGCGTCGCCGTGCAATAGAACTGCGCCAGCGACGGCTCGCGGATGCCATGGTCCGGGCAGAGGACGAACCAAAAGATAAGCCGCTCGAAGGCGGCGTTGTGTGCTCGGATCTGGCCTGTGTGCTCCGCGACGCGACGCGGGAACGGCTGGTTTGGCGTCCACGTGACGACCTCTTCGTCGTCGAACGCATAGGACATGCACAGCACGGACGTGGAGCGGTCCTGTGCGTAATTGTAGACGCCGCGCGAGCGGAGGTCGCAGCGGCTGCGCGTCTCAAAGTCAAGCCAGAGCGTAGGCATGTTCAATCCTTTCGCAGGCTATGTCAAAATATGCGGGGTCTTTCTCAATCCCAATAAACCGCCGCCCGGTGTTGGCGCACGCGACGCCGGTTGATCCGCTGCCCATCGTGTTGTCAAGAACCGTGTCGCCTTCGTTCGTGTAGGTGCGGGTCAGGTATTCGAGCAAGGCGACGGGCTTTTGCGTGGGGTGCTGCGGTTTTGTCTCGTGCGTAAAATAAAGAACCGAGCGCGGGAAACGAGTCCCTTTGTTCTCAAAACTATATTCTTTTACCTCGCCATAACATTCGCCTGCGTCGCCGGGCTTAGGATTGTTTTTGTATGGTTTTCCGGCGGTTAATTGCGGGTTATATGTGGGGTAAGACGCGTAAAAAACCGTCACGTCTTCGTGCGCTTTAAGTGGCTTCCGGCGCGCATCAAGATGGCCGGTTGCTTTAGGTTTTTCCCATACCCATTGATACTTAAACATTGGCAAGTTACTCATTACTAGCGCGCTTGTGAACGGCTGTGAGGCCGTTAGAACGATAGCCGCATTCGGCTTTGAGATACGCTTGTATTCCGCCCACAGCGGCGCAAACGGAATAACCGCATCCCATTTGTTTTGTGTTGTCCCGTAGGGCAAATCACATAGCACCATGTCAATGGAGCCGGGCGCGAGTTCGCGCATAACGTCAAGGCAGTCGCCTTCGATGAGATCGTATTTCATGATCTTGCACAGTTACTCGCGGGCGCTGCTGGGGGAGGGGCAGCAGCGCCCGCTTTCACTCTCCCTTACGCGCGGCGACGGCGACGCGAATCAGCGGGAGCTTCAGCCGGAGCGTCAGCGACGGGAGGCGCGTCTGCTTCGGTCGAACCGCCATCCATGCCCATCCACTCCACGATGTCAAACACCGGAGTGTAGATGCGGCCGTAGGATTTGTGCATATAGTGCTCTTTCTTCAGACGAACGACCGGAACCGGCTTCGTCTGGTCCTTCTCGACCTGGCTGGCGATGGCGAGAGCCAGCGCCTGCACAGCACGCTTGCCACCAACGGACGTGACCGTATAGCGAGCTTCCATGTCCTTGTCATCACCGGACACGCACTTCAGCGACATGCCGACCTGCGTCTCCCATCCACGCTTGGCACCCGCCGGGGCGGCGTCAAGCTCTGGCAGCGGCGACGACACCGGCACCATCTTCTCGCCCAGCACGTCACCCTCGCCCCAAGCGATAAAGCCGTGGACGAACGAGAACGGGTTGATGGCCCAAGTTGCGCCGTCTTCGACCTCGGTCTGGTCAGCGCCGAACACCCAATGCCCGGTCTTGTCCATTTTCAGGATGACGTTGCCGCCAGCGTCAGACACGCCAGTCTTGATGCTGCGCAGAGAATCCGCCAACGAAGCGGCAGAGGGAAGGTTAGCGTTGCCGAAAACAGTAAGGTTTGACATCTGGTTTTCCTTTAGACGAGTTTACCAAGAGCGGAAGCAAGCTGCTTTCCGATCTGCATCACCGCTGGGCGAGGATCATCCTCGGGTACCAGAGTGTTGCCCGTTGAGACGGAGACGACGAGGTCCGCAGGCAGCGCGATCTTCTGCTTCTTAAGCAGCTTCTCCGCCTTCGCCGGACTGACGACCGAAGTCTCCACCAATTCCTTTGCGTCCAGACCGAGACGCTCCAGCGCCTCAAGCGCCTTGTCGTCGTCGATCCACTTGCGCGTCGAACGCTTCGGCACCAGCTTATAGCCTGGCACCGACAGACCTTCATCAAGCATCTGATACGCGAGTTCGTTCACGCCGCTGATCCACGCTTCAAGCAGTTCAGCCTGCTTAAGATAGACACCAATCTGCGCCGCGTCTATGGCGTGCAACTTATTTTTTAGCGCCCTGTCCACAGCTCCGGTCATCACCGGGCAGACCGGCTTGGCGGCGCACCAGCGGCAGTGATCGCCAGACGACAGCGGCGCGTTGGGCAGTTGCGCGGTCTTGACCGCGATCAACAGCTCGCGTTCAAACTGGACAATTCGGTCAAACGTCGTCACCCAACGCTTGACGCTGGGCGGCTGCACGATGATGCACTCGATCTCGGTCGCGCCTTCAAACGCCCATGCCGTCTCAGGCGTGCGCATGGCGGCAGCGGCGTAGAACATCGCCTGCGCGTTCTCCTCCACGTCCACGGCGACACCGGAGCCGAACTTCCAGTCGAGGACGATGGCGCGGTCGCCTCGCCGTCCGATCAGATCGGCGGAGCCGAACACGCCGGGCAGCAGATCGCCGAAGCCGACGACTTGCTCGACGGCGTATTCCATCGTCTTGTCGGGGTCGATGTCGTTCAGTGCGTCGAGCGCCGGGCGCAGCTTGGCGTCGATCAGGTCTTGGTCGAGCGTGACGCCCTCGTAGACCGTGCCGAGATAGCTCTTAGGCGTGCGGTCGGTCGTCAAGATTTCCGCAATGACGTTGTGCAGCAACGTGCCTTCGTCTGCGTATTTGCTAGACGGCTTGGGCGGCATCTGCTGGACGAGCGCGACCGAGCCGGGGCAGGAGATGACGCGCTTGGCTGTGGAGCCGCCGACGATAGAGGAGTGTTGTGCCATTTGTGAACCTTTCGTGTTTTTGACAAGCCAGACGCTAGACAATGTTTGGCCCCCGTGCAATAGCTTTTCTTGCAACGGGAGCGGAAAAGATGCTTGAGAAGGAAATCGAAGCCTACTTCATCTGGACGGTCGCGCGCCTTGGCGGCAAGACCTACAAGTTCAAGTCGCCGTCAATGCGCGGCGTGTCGGATCAGGTCGCGTGCCTGCCCAACGGCCAGACGTGGTTCGTGGAGCTTAAGAAGAAGGGCGGGCGGCTGGCACCGCTCCAGACCAAGTTCGCCGCCGACATGCTGATGCTGCAACAGGATTACGCCTGTCTGTGGTCGCGCGAAGAGATCAACGAGTGGGCGCGGGAGACGGGCTTGTGAGCGCGTATTACAACGAGATGGAGCCTTACGCCGCCCAATGGCTGCGTAACCTCATAGACAAAAATTTGATAGCTAAAGGGGAAGTTGATGAGCGGTCTATTCTCGACGTGGCTCCTGCGGACTTGCGCGGTTTCACCCAATGCCACTTCTTCGCCGGTATCGGCGGCTGGAGCCTCGCCGCCCGCCTCGCCGGATGGCCCGACGAGCGGCCCCTGTGGACCGGAAGCGCCCCCTGCCAGCCCTTCAGCACCGCCGGTCAGCAAAAGGGCACGGCGGACGAGCGCCACCTCTGGCCCGTCTTTTTCAACCGCATTAGAGCCTGTCGGCCCCCTGTCGTCATGGGAGAACAGGTTGCGGCAGCGGTTGGCAAGGATTGGCTCGACGGAGTGTGTGCTGATCTGGAAGGCATCGGCTACGCCACAGGGGCTGTCGTTGTTCCGGCTTGTGCCGTCGATGCGCCCCATCGAAGAGATCGCCTATGGTTTGTGGCCGACGCCGACATCGGCGCACGTCGGGAACGATACGAACCTGACTTGTTCGGGGGACGGTCGGACAACGCCGAACAAGCTCGGATGGGCGGCGGCGATTTCGATGTGGCCGACGCCATGCGCGTCGGACGACAGGGACCGGGGGCGTTGGGAAGACCCAGCGATTCAACGGCGGGTGACGATGGGCAAGCAAGTGATGCTGTCAATGCTGGCGCAGGGTTCTGGAGCGGCCATAGATGGGCCATCGGAGCAGACGGAAAAGCGCGGCGCGTTAAATCCGGCGTTCGTCTCTTGGCTCATGGGGTTCCCGCCAGAGTGGGAAAACTGCGCGCCTACGGCAATGCCATCGTCCCGCAAGTCGCGGCAGAAGTCATAGGAGCGTACCTTGACGCTGCGCCTTAGACCGTACCAAGACGACGCTGCCGACTTCCTGTTCAAGCACGACACCGCCATGATCCTCGCGCCGGTCGGCGATTAAGGAGAAACTTATGCTTGACTTTTCGGGTGTACCTGACGATTGGCGCGCGGTGTTTGATGTGTGGAAGTACCGCGATGGGGCGCTATTTTGGCGCATTGCTGCCGGACGCGGCGTGTCTGTAAAGCGACCCGGCGACCTAGTCGCAACTGTACCAGATGGCCTTGGCTATTGTTATGTCACCTATAAGCGCAAGCATTACGCCGTTCATCGCGTCGTGTTCGCGCTTACACGTGGGTGGCTGCCGGAGTGTATCGACCACATAGACGGTAACCCAGGTAATAATCGCGAGGAAAATTTACGCCCCGCTACGCGGCTGCAAAATCAACATAACCGCAGGCGTAACAAACGTTCAAAATCAGGAGTAAAAAATGTCCATTTGCATCGGGGGCGTTGGCACATTCGCTTTTCTATAAACGGTAAAACTAAACATTATGGCGGGCACGACACTTTAGAAAAGGCGACCGTTGAGGCGGCGCGCATACGATTAGCTTTGCATAGAGGTTTTGCGCGCCATGCTTGAGCTAAGACCTTACCAACATGAATCGGCGGATTTTCTTTTTGAGCGCGACAGAGCCCTTTTGTTGGCACCTGTTGGCGCGGGAAAAACGTGCGTTGCGCTGACCGCGCTGGCGGCGGCGGTGTCAGACGGCTACGCCCGGCGCTGGCTGATCCTCGCGCCCAAGCGGGTCTGCACGGACGTGTGGCCGGTCGAGCGGCCCAAGTGGGCGCCAAGGCTGACGATGGCGCTGGCGGTCGGCACACCGGCGCAGCGCGCGGCTGCGCTGGCGTCCGACGCGGAGGTGGTCGTGATGAACTACGACAACATTCAGACGCTGACGGAGGCCGACATGCGCCGCTTTGATGGCGTGGTGTTCGACGAGCTGACGCGCGTCAAGAACCCCAGCGGAAAGCGGTTCAAGGCGTTGGAGAAGCTCCTAAAGGGCGTGCGCTACCGCTGGGGCTTGACCGGATCGTTCACGTCCAACGGCCTTGAGGACGTGTTCGGCCAATGCAAGATCGTGGACCAGAAGCTGCTGGGCCGGTCAAAGGGCGCGTTCCTGCAACGGTACTTCGTCTGTATCAACCGCGACTTTGGCGAGTGGTCGCCCCGCAAGGGATCGCTGGAGCAGATCATGGCGACGATTAAACCCGCCACGTTCGTGCTGGAACCTGGCGTGTACGCCGACAAGCTGCCGCCGCTCCACACGGTCGAGCTGGCGTGCGACATGGTCGACATCAAGCCTTACAACGTCATGAAGCGCGACCTGATGCTGGAGCTGGGATCGGATCAGGTCGTTGCGGCCAACGCGGCCGCCGTGACGAGCAAGCTGCAACAGATGGCGTCCGGGTTCGTCTACCACAGCACGTCAACCGCCAGCGACAGGCCGGGCAAGTTTGACGTGGACAAGCGCGCGATCTGGATCAGCGGCCACAAGTTTGACCGGCTGGCCGAGCTGCTGGACGAGAACCAGCGGGCGAACACCATCGTCGTCTACAACTACAAGGAGGAGCTGGCCGAGCTGTTGCGGCGTTTCCCGCACGCCCAGACGATTGACGACGCCAACGCCATCGAACGCTGGAACGCGGGCCAGATCGAGCTGCTGCTGATCCATCCCAAGTCGGCGGGGCACGGCCTCAATCTGCAACACGGCGGCAACAAGATCGTCTTCGTGTCGCTGCCGTGGTCGCTGGAACTCTATGAGCAGACGGTCGGACGCCTGCACCGGGGCGGGCAGACGCAGCCGGTCTGGTGTTATCTGTTGCTTTGTAATAAGACTATCGACGAACGGATTTGGTCCGCCCTGCGCGACAAGCGCGCGATTTCGGACATAGCCCTAGAGGAATTAAAAGCATGACGATGAACTGGCGCGATCTTAACAAAAAGCTGCCCGAGCTGTCCGAAGCAGCGGTTGAGCGGTTGCTGCAGGACGAGCTGGTCGGGATGCGCCGGGGCACCGTCGTCGTGCGGCTGCACCAGCGATTCACAGCATTGCGCGCCTCACGCGAACGTGACGAGCTGCTGGCCTTGCTTACCGCAGCGCAGCCATCTCCCTAGCCTGCACTTCCACCTCGTTGACGCGGCGGGTCCAGCCGCGCCCGAAGGTCTTGTATGTCGAGAGCCGGGCTAAGAACTGCACGCGCTCGCGGCACAGGTTGTCGATCACGACCGTTGGCGCGCTCATGCTGACGGCCTTCAGCGTGCGCGGGCCAATCATGCCGTCTGTCGTGATCGCCAGCGACGACTGCAACGTCCTGATGGCGCGCACGGGGCCGGAGTTCACCGCGAAGTCGAACATGGCGTAGTCCACGCCTGCGGGCAGCTCGTCGGCGCGCACGGCGTCCCAATACCGCTCCTTGTACAGCGGCGCGACCTTGGCGGGCGTCAGCGCCCGCATCTGCGACTCCGTCACGTCGCAATCGACGTAGGCCTCCCACACCGCCTTGGTGACGCCAAGGTTGGTCATGCCTCCAGGGTCGCGCGGATTACACACGTAACCGCCTTCGTGCGCCAGCATCAGCTTTAAGGAACGGTCGAAGTTACCCTTCATTTGCGCGCCACGCCTTTAACGCGCTCCAGCGTGCGAAGGCCGCCCATTCCGAGTAGGGCGAAGACCAGCTCCCACAGCATCCCGTCGAGCTTGGGCGGGGCCGCCACCGCGATGTGCAGGCTGGTCGCTACCCACATCAGGAGCGGCGCGGCCACGTACTGGTAGGCCAGCGCAAGACCGCAGACCCAGCCGATGAACGGACGCCAGCCGGACACGAACAGGTTCGGGTTAGCCGCCTCAACCGCGTTCACGTCGGTCTGACTCTTGTCCCATGCCTGAAGGCTGGACCGCAGCTCGCTCTCCGCCTTGGCCTTCGCCTCCGGGTCAGGAACGAATTTGTCAAGAACCTTGAGCGCTGCCGCAATGGCGTCGTCAAAACCGAATGCCATTATTTGTCCGCCTTTGCGTCTAGCTTGTCGTAGATGCGTTGGAACATGTCTTCGATATGTTTCATCCGTGCGTCAATGTCTACGCGGGGGACGTAGGTCTTGGGCAGATCGACCTCAATCTTGTGCAGATCCTCGCGCAGATCCTTGACAGCGCCCCACAATTCTCGCGCCAGCCAGCCCACGACCGAGAGGACGAGGCCGCCAGTGATGTTGATAATGGTCTGAGGTTCCATGTCACCGGGCCATTGCGTTGCGGTTTTCGGAAGATGGCGACAGAGCGTTGACGCGCTCCGAAACCGCGCCTATCGGCGCGACACGAATATCAAGCGCGCGAACAGGCGTTCGGGCCGAAGGCCGCGCAACCCCCCGCGTGGCTGTTTTTTCTCTCACTCGCGCGGCAAGCGCGATAATTTCTTCCGGGTTTTCAATAAGCAAACGTGTCATCGCTTGCGAAGTTTTTTTGTTCATAAGCCCGACCATACGCCCGAGCGCATTTTTAGCTAAGGTATATTTGGGCATGAAGAAAGATGGCATGTCTTTAGGGGCCGCGCCAATCTGTTCCGCAAATTCCGTGGCGACCTTTGCGCCGCTTTCTTTGGTGCCGGTAGCCTTAACCATGGCTTCTTGCTGGCGCATACGTTGGATTTCGCGCGCTACATCTTCAATCTTGGCCAAATCCCCCGGCGCAAGCGCCGCGAGTTTGTCAGGCGTAACCATCGCGGATTTAGGCGCGGTCTTGAAAAGCTCTGCCAATTCGGTCTGGTTCTTGGCCAGCTCAACCATCTGCGCGTAGGACTTGTCGCCCTTGCCAAACGCAGCCTTGATGGACCGTTCGTTCTTCGTCAGGTACGCCAACGCCTTTTCAGGCGCGTTGTCCTTAATAAATTGTGCCGCCCGGTCGGTAACTTCCGCCACCAACGCCTGACGCGCGTCCGGCGTCAACCGTTGCTTGACGAAGTTCATGTCGGACGGGGACTTCAACGCCAGATCAACAACATCCTTAGCCGTGACCGCGTCGCGGAACTTTTTGGCCTCAGACGCCAGCGTCTCCATACCGCGCTGCACGATCTCAGCATCGCCCCGCACTTGCGCCATCGTGCCGCGTACGTCCACGCTTTTTAACGTATCAAGCTGCCGCGCGTATTTTTCTTCAAACGCAGCGGCTTCTTTAGGCTTAACAGCGCGCGTTACCGGATCAACAATGGCTTGGCGGTACTCGTCAAGCACACCTTGCTTCATAGAGTCCAGCGCCTTTACGTTATCGCCGTACAATCGAACAAATTGTTTTGCGCCTTCTTCAGTACCCAAAAACGATTTTACCTGCTCACTAGGCAACGTGCCAGGCATGTTAAACCGGCCTTTTGCGCGCAGTTTTCCCGCTTCGCCGGTAAGCACAGGGACAACTATTTCTTTTTCAAAAAGGTCAAGAACCTTGCCATACCCTTCTTTTGCGCCTGCGGGAATCTCGGCTTTAGCAAGATCCTCGTCCATACCTGCAATGACGGACTTAATGTTGCGCGCGCGGGCACCGCCATCAGAAGCGCGCAAAGCTTCTCGGTATGATTTGTTAAACGCTACGCGCGCTTTGTCAAAATCGCGCAACGTAACCTGCGCCGGGCCTTCAACGGCACCTTTTGCGTACCCCGCGCCGGGCGCAAGCTCTACCCATTCACCGGGCGTATTTGATGGCTCCAACCGAAGCGCCTTGCGCACGCTTGCGGGCACTAAACTTGCGTCAAGCAACGAACCAAGATCGTTTGTGACTCGTTTAGCCGCGTCCATCATGCCTGTAAGACTTATCGGTGCGTCGCCCGATTCGGCAAAAACTTTTTCGTACGCGGGGGTAATAATCTGCTTTCGTTTTTGCGATTCTATTTCTTTAGCTATCGTTTGAAGACTGCCGCCGACTTCGCTTTGGCTGACGTTGGGCAACCGTTGCGCCACGCCCTGCGCGGTGTTAGCCAGCGTTTGCTCTTCGTCGGCAAGATTGCGCAGCAGCGAGTCGCGCACTTTTTTAATCTCACCTGCGTCCGCCGACGTAAGCGCGCCCGCTTGCGTTTTGATCTGCTCGTCAAGCCCGGCAAGTTGGCGTTGGATAGCTTCAATGTTTTGTTGACGGCGCGCAAAAGCCGCCACAGACATTTGAGGACTTGCCCCGGCCAAACTGGCTTCAAGACTCGCAAGCCCCACGTTGGGCTGGCCCACAGCGGCCAAATTTTCCGACGCCGTGCGTGCTGCCGCGCCAGGCAACACGGGTTGTTTTTGCGCCGCCTCAATGGCCCCCGCCATCTGCTGAAGATCGCCGTATTGCGCTAATTTAGCGGCCTGCAACGTATCGGTCGGGCCAACAAAGGGGCTGGCTACTTTTGTTGCAAAATCCAATGCTGCAGCGGGAACGCCCGCGCGCGCGGCGTCAGAAACCTTGTTGAACGCGTTTACGCCGCTTGCGCCCGCTTTAATGGTGAGCGACAAAGGATCGGTATACCCCGCCGCCGTCGCTAGCGTATTGGCGACCTTGGGGGCTACGCGTCCTGCAGCCATCGCACCGCCCGTAAGGATGGTGGACAAATCAGCCATTGCGCCAACCGGATCGGTCGCGACTTTCCGCTTGATATTTTCATAAGACCCATAATCCGCCGCCAACTGCCCGCCAACAGCGGAAGCCGTTTCGCTGATGCGCTTGGTTGTTTCTGGGTTGTCAATCTGGTCAATGAACTTGACTACGTTTGGTGCCAGCGCCTGCACGCCCGCGCGCGTACCGCCGGCCGCAAGGTCGGCTAAACTTTTGGCCGTCTGTGGCAAGTTTGTCACGGCCTCGTACAGCCCTGTCGCAAACTTGCCCGCGCTCGCGGGTGCGTTAAGAAGTGCTTTACCGGGAACGTCAGACAAACGTATTGACGCAGGCTCGCCACCGCGCGGCTGCCCGCCGCCTTTGGCGATCCCGGTTAGCTTTTGGTTAGGAAAATCTTTTTGCGCGCGGCCGTACACATCGTCAGGCGCAACCGTATCCGGCACGTTTTGGTAAACGTGTTGTTTTCCGTCTTCAAAAGTTATCGTGATGTCCGGCATAATCACCACCCACTGACGGATACGTTGCTCGGCACGTTAAGCGCCCCCGCACGGTTTTCAAATTTACCTTTTCCCGGCGTTTTTGCGGCGAGCGTGGGTGGAAGCTGCGCCTGAATATCCGGCGGAAGCTCGCCATAGTCTCGAACATACGCGTCCATAAGCCGTTTTTGTGCGCCTTCGATATCTTTATCAAGCGTGTCAACAGCTTGGTTAAAGTCCGACGTGCCTTGCGTTTGGCTTAGCGCAGCTTTACTGGCTTCCAAACGGCGGCCTTCCGTATCAGACGCGCCGCCAAGACCGCTGGCACCCGTAGGCGAACTTTGCTTAAGTTCTTGCAGCGCGGTCAAACCCGCCATAGATTTGATTTGGTCAATCCGCGCTTGGGCAGCTCCCGAACCAGTAAAATCAAAAGGAGCAAGATTAGGCGCGCGTCCCAAAATTGGCCCAGTGGAAAAAAACGTACCAAAAGGACGTTCTTTTAAGTCTACGATAGCCTCGCGTTGACGCTGCAATTCCGCCATTGCGCTGACGAAGCTTGACTGAACCTTGGGCAGCTTTTCAAGTTTTTCGCCCTGAATTTGCGCGCGCTTAACAATAGCGGCGCGGTCGGCTTCGCGAACCAAGTTTTTCGCTTCTTGCGCGGCCAAGAACTCCTCTTGCGGGATAACGCGGTCGCCGGGCGCAAGTGCGTTAACCCCACCATACGGCGACGGAGGCGGCGCGGCTTGTTGTCTGGGGGCAAGTGCGTTACCGGTCGCAGCGCCCGCGCCGCCCGCCATAAGCTCAGGCGCGAGTTGCTGGCCGCGCGCGGCCAGACTAGCCGCCGCGGCAGGGCGCATCGGAGATGAAGGCACGTTGGGCGGAGGGCTACCCATAGGAGATCGAACAGCAGCGGGCGTAAAGACGCCTGTGCTTTTATTAAGCAGGCCAACTTGACCGCCAAGGGTTGTCGTTTCAGGTTTAGCTTCGTCAATAAGTTGCGTGGTCGTACGCATACCGAGCGCGACAGCGGTCGGCGAGTATTGGCCAGGGTAAACGGTTTTAAGCTCAGGCGGCAACTGGCCAATTAACTCGGCGTATTTTGTCGGGCGTTCTTCTTCGGGGTACGAGTCAATCATGCGGAGGCTAGTCTGAAAATTTTCGCCGTGTTTGGTGATGAGGTCGTGATGTCTAAGCGCCAAATCCGCCATTGAGACTTGCGTCTGCCGTTGCAAATGTTCATTTTGCCGCGCTGCGGTAAGAGCTTTAAGCCCAAGCTCAGCACCACCATAAAAACTCAGGTCTCTAATACCTTGCGGCGAAGTTGGGTCAAAACCGGGTTTGGTGTACAATTGCCGTATTTGAGCGTCGCGAGCCGCCTCTTGCTGCATCAGTTGCGTTTTCATGGCGTTTGATTGCATCTGCTGGCCCTGCGCCGCCAGCGCCAAAAGGTTGGGCGCTTGGAACTGCTGGACCTGTGAAGCGAGCGAATAATCGACCATGTCGTTAACCCCTTGCGCCCAGCATCGGCGCACCTGACGCTGCGCGTTGCGCCATCGCGTTGTAGTAGTCAGTCTGCGCGTTCAGGTATGGCATCTGCGCGTACATGCTCGCGCCTTGGCCAAGCGCGTTTGTCAAAGCGTTGCCCATGCCGACGTACCCAGACGCGCGGGCCTGCCCCATGTTGCCGTAGCTCTGCGCCAAGCCCTGCCCAGTCTGTCCTGCGGCGTTCGACAACGTAGTGGCTGCGGTCTGACCGGACCCCATCATGCTCTGCAAAGGATTTAGACGCGCGGCGCGTTCGGTCTGGTACCGATTAAAAGCGTTGTTGTATTCTTGGCTCGCCATGCCCTGCCCGTAGTCCGTGATGCCTTTCAGCGTCGAACCAGACGACAGCAAGCCTTTTGCAGCGGCAGACCGCTCCAGCCCCTTCATGCCTTCCGACATGCGGAAGGCGTAACCTGGATCAGCTTGAAACTGGTCCATGCCAAAAGCTTTTGTTGCCGAACCGTAATCCGCCGCCCCAGTGTTGCCGCCCTGTAGGCCAAGCAACGTAAGGAGCTGGTTCTGCGATGCGATACCGCCTTGGCGGAAAGGTTCCTGAAGTTCAACCTGCTTGTTGAACATCTCGCGCTGAACATCTGCGCTCTGCCGCGCGGCCTGCTCCTGCGCGTCAGCGGCGCTAGAAGAGGCAAACGCCGAGCCTGCGGCTCCGAGAGCGCCTGCGCCGAGAATTGCGGCAGCGGTACCTATCGCCATTAGCGTAGTCCTTTAGCAAACGTGCGTTCCATAGGCCGAAACCCGGCGCGACGGTAGAATTTGCTGACTCGGTCAACGTTTTCGTCGTCAAGCGCGATCATAAACATGACGGTGGCGTTCTTGCTGGCGGCCCATCGTTCAATTTCTTTGAACATCATCTGCCCCGCTCCGCTGCCCCGCGCCGCCGGGGTAAGCCACCACCAAAGCTCTTGCACGATCATATGGTTCGGACGGAAGTATAGCGGATATGCTATCGCGCTGCAAATGCCCACCGGCAGACCGTCGCGCTCAGCGATCCACAGGCCCACATTCGGGTTCTGCAACGCTTCGGTTATGAACGCCGCCGTCGCTTGCGGCTCTTCGCCAACCAAAGCGCCGAGCGGCGACGCGCCGATAAACGCCTCGCCCATAAGTGTGTACGCGGCCAGATCGTCAATGGTCGCGGGGCGCACAACAATTGTCACGGAGTCAAGGCCGTGATCTGCGCTTGCAGCGCGGTGAGCTGGGCTTGCAGTTCGTCCAGCGTCGGCGGCACGGGCGGCGGCGGCGCGGGCACGTCAACCGGGACGTAAGCCGCGACGGAACCGCTCGCGAGCAAGTCGGCGTAGATTGCCGCGCCGTGCGCCTCTACGTCGTCGGGCGACGCCGTGAACGGTATCCAGCCGAACATCGGGTGGTTGATCTCGCAGTCAATCGTTCCGTACTGGTTGTACGCCGCGTTGCGAACGTCCATTAGGAAATCCTCACAAAAAGGTTGGCGGTAGCAGTAGTGCCACCATTGGTCCCCAATGCGCGCCAAGTTCCGGTCGATACCGCGCCTGTGGACACAACGCCGGAGTTGGCGTTTGTTCCTGAATCACCAAAAATGCCCGCGTAACGAAGCGAGGAACCGGCGACAGTGCCCCCCAAGGTTACGGCTGCGCCGCCGAGGGACATAAAAGCAAAGGTGCCGACTGCGCCCGCCGTCAAATTTGCCAACGCCGCCGTCACGTTGGTCACGTCAACCGTAGCCGCGATGGTAATCGTGCCGGAGCCGTTTGTGACCGTGACGTTAGTTCCGGCGGTCAGCGTCGTCTTGGCAAGCGTGTTGCCGGTCGTGTTGCCGATAAGCAACTGGCCGTCTGTGTACGACGACTGCCCTGTGCCGCCATTGGCCACGCTCAGCGGCGCGGTCAAGCTGGTCACAGTCACGCCAACAAGGGTAGAGGACGTGATCGTTCCGCCCGTAATCGTCGCGTTGGCAACCGATCCGTTGTAAACGATGTTATTCAAAAGCTGAAACGCCGTGCCATCGTATTCGATCAGCATCAGCTTGCCCGCCTGAATGTCGCCAGCCGTCAGAGCTACGGAGCCGTTTTTGGTGATCGACTTGGCCGCCAAGCCGTCAATGCTAATCGTCGTCGCGCCCGTGTTGCTGTTGGCCGCGATGAAGCTGTACGTTGCGCCCGCCGCGTAGGCCGTGATGGCCGGGGTCGCAACCGCCGCAATGGCGTTCGTGCCGGTGACGCTGCCTAGCAGTGCATTGATGCTGTAAGGATCGTTGATAGCAGGAAGACCGTCATAAGTCCCCACCAGCACGTCAGCTGAAGTCTTGACAATGAATTTATAGAGGGTTCCAACGGCAAGCCAGATTTCATTAGGTGTGCGTCCCGCAGCGTCAAGGATAATGGGGTTTGCGTTGGCAACCGCGCCGGTCGTGGTCGTGTAGGTCGCCAGCGGCGTGGTCGTGCCAGCGGCGTAAGTAAAGACCTTGCCGCCGGTCAGCGGATTGCCGTTGTCGTCAAAGAACTGCGCACCAGCGCCAGCAAAGGAAGACAGATTGTAGGAGGTCATATGTCAATCCTATCTGATTTGCGCCACAGTCAAGGTTGTTCCGGGCGCTGCCGGATATGCTGGCGAAAGGCTGGCGGGAGTCGTTGCGATTTGAGCATACCCGAGCTTGGAAAGACCGTATAGCTCGAAATAGTCCCCCAAAATGAACTGCCGGGTGAAACTGACCGTCAGCAGCCCTCGCCCGGGCACACCGCCGACTTGCGCGGGCACGAACGCTGAGTTGGTCGTGGCGGCCGCGTCCACGCCGTTGACGCGGAGCCAGACCGACAGGCTGTCGCCATTGGAAACGTTGGCGTTCGTCAGTTGGATGTTGGCGGTCACGGTGTACAGCCCCTGCGTCTGGACGGTGACGACCGACGCAAGCACAGACACCCCCGACGCCACTTCAACAACGTCCAGCGGGACGAGCGACGGCGTGTCAGCCGCCCACGCTGTGTTCGACGTGCCGTAGGCGACGCCATACGCCGCGCGCTGCAAGAGCGTCTCGTAGACGTAATTGAAGAACCGGAACCACTCGCGGGTGATGATCCCGCCCTCCGCCCCGGTTATCGGGACGCGCGGTGCCGGGATCTGGCTGTCGCTAAGCATTGGTGCCGCTCATGATGATCTGCGCGCCCAAGATGTAGATCGGCACCGGGTCCGTGCCGGAGATCTCGTAGACGCGGTCGCGGATCTTCTGCGTCATGCCCAGCCGACGCCAGAACACGCGCTTGCCGTACATGCCAATAGCGCCCATGGAGGACCAACGCTCGCGGCTCCAAGTGTGCCCGCCGTCGTCGGAGAAGCGCAGCATGACCTGCGGGTCGCTGCCCTGCCCGTCGTTGAGGCCCACGCCCGACTCGCAGTCAAGCTGCAAGGTGTGGTTGGCCACGCGCTTGAGGTTGTTCTGGCCGGTCGGCAACGCCCGCCACGAGCGCAGCCACCGCTGCGTCTGGTCGTCGTCGGCGTAGAGCGTCAGGTCGTAAGCGTAGAGCTTGCCGTTCTGGTAGTCGCCCACGACGGTGTTGTCGTTGAAGAACATCTGCGTCGAGGCACGCTGGCGGGTAAACGCGCCGTTGTTGAAGCCCGCCCGTTCGTGCCACGCCTGTGTAGCCACATCGTAGACCCACGTCGCGTTGGCAGACGGGAACGAGAGCACGTAGAAGGCGTGGCCGTCCTGCTGGTAGGTGTAGGCCGTGGCGTCTGCAATGTTGGCGTATTGCTGGATTTGCCATTCAATCGCGTGCGTGCTGACGCGGACGCCCGTGTAGCCGTTGGCGCGGTAGACGATGCCCTTGCCGCGTGCGTCAGCGCCCAGCCAGAACAGCGCGTTGTCAAGCTTGGCGACCGAGAACGTCGCAGCGCAGCCGATTTCGTTGAACGCGCCTTGGATGCGCTGGAGCGGGAACGCCGCGCCGCCTGCGTTGTACCAGACTTCGACCGAGTTGGTGCCGAACAGCCATACTTCCGAATGGTCCACGATGGATGACACGAGGCCGTCCGGGTCGCCTTCGGCGCTGGCGAAGTCCAACGGATCAATCGACGTGCCGTCCAGAAGCTGCGTCACCCACACCTTTTGGCTGTTCGGCTCAATGAAGACGAAATAGCCGTCAAGATATGAAACCGTGACCGCGCCCGCGAAGTCCGGGTCGGTGATCTGGCCGTAAGCCAGCGTGCTGCTGTTGTAGATGTAGCTGGGGCCGTTGCACGCGATGAAGAGCTGCGTGCCGTTGTCGGCCATCGACACCGGGCCGTCGTTGGCGATGTTGCCAAGAAAGGTCGTGTTATAGCCGGTGTCAAGGCGGTAAAGCTCGTCACCAGACGCGACGTAAGCGTAGCCGCCAAAGGAATGCAGGCCACGGATAGGCCCAAGGCCAACCGTCGTCAGCCGACGCAAGCCTGGTGCACGCTGAAGGAACGCAGGCTCCTTGCCGCCCTCTGCCACGATCTCGGGGTAGAGGTTGACGCAACGGTTGTCCGCAGCGTTGACGCTGCGGGCCACGTAGCTGCTGCCGAGGATGGGCGACTGCATTAGTAGTTGCCCGCAAAGATATTAAATCTTTGGCGCGTCCCGACGATGCTATAGGGCAGTGCCATGATGTCGTCAGGATTGTTAATGCGCTTCAGATTGCGCTTGGACGCCATCGCGATGCGCGACACCGTGGGCGGCGGCTCGATGCCGAACTCCGGCGCGAACTCGCAGGCCAGATTGTAGCGGAACGCGCGGAGGTAGCCCGGCGGAAAGGCCAGCACGGTGGACAGCAGCGCGGGCTGCGTCAACTCCTCAACCGAAATGAAATGCCATTCCAGCACCTTGGTTGGCACCGGATAGACATACATTTCAATGTCGGGATAGCTCATATTGAGCCAGATCACCTGTGGGTAGGTGCTGGTCACAGTCTTGACGGCGATGCCGTCGTACTGCTGCTGGTTGATGATCTTGATGCCGTAGGAAATGCCGCTGGCCGGGTCTTTGAAGTATGTTGAGTCGTCCAGTAGGATTGGGCGGTTGCCGACGAAGTTGCCGGTCGGGCCAAGCGTGCGCGAGATGAGGCCGGGTGCCCAACTGAACACTTGGTCCTGCGTGGAGAACACCGCAAGCCGTTCGGTGTTCCATGAGTCAATCATCTGGTTGAGCGCCGTCAGCGCGTCCTGCGACGTGGCAGCAGACGGCGTTTCACCTTCGGCTAGAACGCCGAGGAGCCGAAGCGCACCATTAATCTGATCGCCCGCTGTCGTTACCATCTGCCGCTACTTCCTCAACCAAAGGACGACGCCCGCGTCGTCTGGTGACCAGTTCGTTCGCCTGCGCGGCGGGCTGTTCGCCGGGAGTATAGCGCGTCCAGCCGTTCTCTTCATCATAAATCGCCTCAAGGTCCATCGTGGCGACCTTGGTGCCGTGGTCCGGGTGACGCAGATAGATGTGCATAGAATTTCCTGAAAAGGTGGCCCCTGCCGAAGCAGGGGCCGGTTTGCTTACGAGATCGCGTAGAGCGCCCAAGAACCGTCAGCAGTTTTACGGGCGCGGAAGGAGCGCACGGTGCCAGCCGTAGCCGCAATGGTCATAAGACCCTGCGAGCCGCTGCTGCCGATGGACCAACCGGTGTTGGTGGTCACGGTGATGACGCCCGCCGTCGTCGTGTTGATGACGCGGAAGTCAAACGTGGAGTTAGGCTTGGCGTTCGTCAGCGAGGCGTCAAGGTCGGTCGCCAGAGGCAGCGTGTAGGCGGCCGTCGTCGTCGGCGTGCCGATGATGATGCCGTTGGTCAGCTGGGCGACCGTCAGCGTGGCGCTGTCGGTTGCCGTGGCCGGGACAGCAGCAACGGTGAGTTTAACTTCGTTCAGGTTGCCATCGTTAAACTGATAGCCACCGCCAACAGAAGGAAGAGCCATGATAAGAGCCTTTCAAGAAAAGGAAATGCCCCCGGCGTTAGCCGGGGGCGGGTTGGCTTAGCCCCAGAGGCGGGTGGCCATCTGCGGGCGGATCGTGCTGTAGCCGTACAGCACGTCAATACGACACGGGAGACGGTCGTTGTTGATGTCGTACTGGCGGACAACGCGGAGCGAGATGCCGTTGTGGACCTGACGCGAGGCCATATCGACACCCTGCGGGAGCAGAAGGTCGGCGGTGGCGAAGGTGATCGCGTCCTTGTGGTACACAAGGTTCTGCGGGTAGTAGGTGCTGGCCGAACCAAGCAGCGTGACGGCAGCGTCAGCCACGGGGAACGCATCGACGGTCGCGAGAGCGTTCGTCGAGGTGTAGATCGCCGGGGAGAACGTGACGTTGGCGAACTCGGTGCCGGACGAGGTGACCGTGTTGGTCACAACGAACTGCTGGAGCGAGCCAGTGGACTCACGGACCTGCGGGTTGACCGCGTACACACCGGCAATCGTGAAGACATCGCCGGGGACGACGGTCTTCGCGTTGGTGGCCGACTTGAACGTGATCGTGTTGACGCCCTGCGTGGACAGGGTGGTTTTGACGGCGAGCGAGTCAGAACGCACGGCCGAGCCAGTCAGGAACTGACGGATCGACTGGGACATGTTGACTTCTTCAAGGCCGAGGATGCCTTCGCCCATCATGCCGTTCTTGAACTGGCGGCTGATGGTGGAGGTCGGGTTGAAGAGACCCTTCATGCCTTCGACGAGGCCAGCGTTCGCAGCCGGGTTGACCGTCGCATAGCGCGGGGCCATCGGGGTGGCAAACTCGTTCAGCTTCTGCTGAGCCTGGAGCAGGACGAGCGAGGTGGACGGGACGGTGCCGGGCGTGCCAACCGAGTTGTAGATCGACTGGAACGAGTTGGCGACATCGGCGTCGATGCTGGAGGCGAGCTGCGAGATACGCGGCTTAAGAACACGTTCCGCGAAGTCGTCAAGCTGCATCGTCAGCTCAGCGGACGTGAAGTTCACGCCAATGTGCTTCTGCGAGGAGACGGTCAGGGTCGTGAACTGCTCGTTGTCGTCCTGAACCTGGAGCGCAGCGCCGTCCGTGACCAGAGCGCGGTCGGGAAGGCGGATGCGGAGGGTCGAGCCGATCTTAGCGCCTTCAACGGCGAACGAGTCGTCGTACTGGCGGTTGACGTTGCGGGTGATAACCAGGTTGTTCTCGAGGATTTCGAGAGCCTTCCGGGTGATCATGTCGATAGTAAGGATCGAATTACCCATTGGACATTCCTTCAAAAAGCTAACGGTTGCGCTTCGCTTCCTGCTTCTTGATCTGACGCATACGCTCAGCTTCAATCCACTCCGACGTGCTCATGGTCTTTACAGAGCGAGGGTCGGTCGTATCGTAAGCGGGCGTTCCAGACGATCTGGAGCTTGCAATCGGAGCAATCGGCGCGGGAGCATTCGATGTTTTCTTAACCGGAGGGCTTGCGGCCAGCTTGGCCTCAATTCGACCGATTTCTCGCGCTTGCAGGATAGGCGGAAGGGCAGAGATGCGACCGGCTTCTTTTGGGTTGGAACCGAGCCAATAGATGACATCGGGACCGTTGTCCGAAGCTTGGATCGTCTGGGCCATCACGTCCGTGACGGGGAGGTTCGGATTGTACGCGACCTGTTCAAAGTCGTCGTAGCGGCCCCGAGCGTCCTCTTCCTTTTCGTGATAGACATCCAGAAGAGCTGCCTGCTGCTTTGCCGAATCCCGTCTGGCGACCAACTCCTGAGCTTTGCGTTCCGCCAACGCTTCCGCGTAGGCTTGGGCATTGTCAAAGTCGTTGACATCAGGCGGGTTGATCGTGGGTGCCCTACGGGCTTCCAAATCGGCTAGACGTTGGGCCTGCTCTCGTTCCCATTTCCGCTGTTCGCGTGCAAGACGCTTTCCGACAATGGCGTCAAGCTCTTCCTGCGAGAAAGACTTGGTCGCTTCCGTCGTGGATTCATCCGGCTGGGTATCAACAGGAGCAGGAGCCGCCGTGGCTTCAGCAACCGGCGCGGTGTCAACCGCTGATAGTTCTAGAGCTTCATCGCTCATATGCTATGCGTCCTTTCGGATACCTGGTGAACCTCACCAGTACGGTTAGGGCTTGACATTACGACAAGATGCCGTTGGCGTCAATAATTAGACCAGCTCTTCAACCGGCGGCACTGGTTCCGGCGCGGGCGTCGGAATGTTCCACGGCAGGGGTGGCGTGACAGGCAAGTCGGGGGCCTGCTGGGCGGCGATAGCCGCGTCGCAGTCAGCCTGAGCTTTGGCGATGCCGTCCGGGCCGAGCGCGTCGGCCACCCAGCCGTTGACTTGATCAATGGTGAGGTCGCTGTATTGCGTGAAGGGCGATCCGGCGACGTAGGTCGTGTCAACCGAGCCGTAGGCGGCGGCGTTGTACGTGCCATCCGTGGCTGACAGTACCCAAGCGATCTGGAAGACGACGTTCTGTTCGCCCGCGTGCTCCGGGTACGCCGTCATGGAGTTCACGGCCCACTGGTACGTAATCATGCGGACACCCATGCAGTTCCGTTGTCAAAAACAGGGCAGACGACAGCGCCGCCGCCGGTCAAAGTTCCAAGGTAAACAGGCGCTGAGGCGTCCGTCACGTAAGTGCGACGGCCAGCCGTCCCCGCTGCCGGAAGCGTGGCGACCGTGTAGCCTGTGCCAAGGCGGACAGTTTTGACGCTGTCAATGACCATGGCGTTAGCCAGCGTGTTTTGAATTGTAGCGCCGCCACCAGTATTAGCGGCTGCTGTCTGGAAGATAATGCTGCCGCCAACGCCCGAGCCAGTGCCCTGCGAGCCGGTGATCGTAAAGTTCGCGCCAGCGGTGTTGCTCGTCCCCGCCACAACAGACTGAACGGAGAGCGTCTGGGCTAAAGCCGTGGCTGCGTCTGCCTCGCCAAGCTGGAGGATGCGTGTGTTTTTGCGCGTTAGGAAAAGATCGGTCGATGTGCCACCAAGAACCGAAGCTCCGTTGACCCAACTCAGCGACGTGGTGGAGCCCAAGCGGACGCTGGAATACCCAACGCCAAAGAGGTTCCCGCCTGACGATGATGAAACAACTAGCCCAAACGCAGACACCGAACCAAAACCGTTTCCGGCGGAACTGTAAAAAGTAGGGCTACTTCCGGCGGCATTTGCTTGCTCATTGAACTTTATTAAACCCGCCTTTGTAACATTAAACTGGCTCGTTCCACCAACCTGAAGGTCCATCAGCAACGACGCCGCAGCCGACGTGTCAGAGACGACATTGAACCGCATTCCGGTGAACGTCGTGCCAACGCTATTCCACGTCTGCGTCAGGTTCAACACGGGCGCGCTCGCCGTCAGCGTGTCACCCGTCAGCGACGTGGACCCCAGCAGCGTCGTGGCGACAGTCTGCGTCGAGTAGACGGACGGGTCCGTAGTGGCCTGACTGTCCGCGCCAAACAGAAAGCCCGTCTTTGGCAGCGACGTGTCGGGCGTGAGGGTCTTAAGGTTGATGTCAGCCATGTGTTAGCCCCAAGTCAAAAAGTTGCCGGTGTCCCAGACAAGGTAGTTGCCCGCGCCCCACACGAGGCCGTTGCCCGTGGGGCCGCCACCAAAAGCGTTCCTCGTCGCCAGCGTCGTGGACGCTAGCAGACCAAGCCCAAGGCCGTTTCGGACGGGGATGCCAAAGCTCATCGGATGTTGATCGGCTTCGCGTACAGCGTGCCGCCCGTGCTAACCTGAATGGCGCTGACACGCCAAGGCGCGCCCGTGCCGCTAGGCACGACGAAGGGGACCGGTGTGTTGGCCGGGAGCGGTGTGCCGTTGGCTGTCGTGGCGGTCACGCCCTCGCCAACCAAGATGTAGCACGCCTGATCGGACCAGACGACGACGCCCTGTGGGCCAGCGGGCCA